TTATGAAGCGTTGTGCGCTTCTGCTGCCATTAATTCAGGCCCATTTTCGCCAGTAATCTTATCAAATGGATTCAGCGTCAAAGCTGCCTCAAGGTGATCAGGGGCGAAGTGTGCATATCGCATTGTCATCATAATCGTGCTGTGACCGAGTATCTGTTGAAGCACCAAAATATTGCCGCCACCCATCATGAAATGGCTTGCGAACGTGTGCCGTAGGACGTGAGTACGCTGACCCGTTGGTAGCTCGATACCCGCCCGTTTAAGCGCGTGCTTAAACGCATCATATGATGTGCTGAAAAGTGCACCGCGTGTTTTCGGCAGCAAGTCCTGCAACCGTTTTGATATTGGAACTGTTCTGTTTTTATTGCTTTTCGTGTTGATGAAAGACACGCGGCCAGGCAGAACCTGAGATTGCCGCATTGATTCAGCCTCCCCCCAGCGCGCACCGGTTGCTAAACAGAGACGAACAATGATACCCAGGCTTTTATTATCCGACTCGTCACAGGCTGCCAGCAGGCGCTTAATTTCATCGGGGTAAAGGAAAGATAATTCCTGATCACCCTCCTTAAATTGGCGAATACCATCCAGGGGGTTATTGCCTTCCCATTCCCCCAATCGCTTCAACTCGGAAAACACTGCATGCAGGTATGATTGCTCTCGGTTTACCGTTGCCTCTTTAATGGCTTTACGCCCCTTTGCCAGCCACTCACCAGCAAGCCGGCGTTCACGGTATACAGCAAACATATTCTTATCGACTTCATGCGCCAAAGGATCGCCAAGGCGTTCGCAGATAGCCTGAAGCTTCGAAAGCCGAGACTCACCGGACGTCAACGTTTTGCCGTGCATGTCATACCAGCGCTGGATCAGATCGGCCAATTTGACCGCGCCATCACCAACTTCAACAGCTTTCTTATTTGCCAAAAGGCGGCGCTCGTAGGAAAGCGCCTCCCCTTTGGTGGCGAACTGCTTTCTAATGCGCTTTCCATCACGTCCGTAGGGGAAGCACTGGCATAACCATTTACCAGATGGAAGTTTGCTAACTGCCATTGGTATTTACCCATTTCATCATGATCATGAGCATCATCGCTGTCGATTTAACGGTTTGGTTAGCGAACATCTTTTCATTTTCCGCCTTCGTCGGTTCTGGCTTAAAAGCAGAATCTAATTGTTTTACCAACTCAGCTGCATAAGGCTTGAAATCATCAACCGATTTAATTTCCCTGCTTATGTCATCTGATAGTAATTTCTTGCTGTATAGTCCAGCAATAAAGTCAGCACAGGTGGCTAGCTTGTTTTGCTGTGTTGCTTTTTGCCAAGCTAACGCATCGGCCTCGTGGAGTGTTCCACCGGAATACCAAGCATTAGCTAAAGCAAAATTAGAATTAACTGCAAGGATAACCACCAATAAATAGATTGCACGCACTGCTGAAAATGCATTATACAACTTGATTTTTTCCATACTTTCCAACCATTTTTGTTCGGTTTTTGAATGAGCGAAAAATTCGCTATCCGTCTGTATATTTAGCCGTACCGAGCCATCCATTGACCGATATGAGCTAAATTCCAAGAAAGATAAAGTCAATAATCACGGGAACAGCAAACCCCAAGAGAAATACCAATGCAGTGAAACCAGGGTAATCCCAAGCCAATCGCCCCCACTGCACAAAGATTGGTACTTTTTGGGCGGCTTCGCTTCCCCCATCACGCTCTTCATCTAGCCATAACAGTGCTTGCTGAAGTTCTGTACGCTGGAGGTTTTTAAGGTGACTGGAACCGAAACATTTACGGCAATACTGAAGAAGGTCATTGTAACGGTCGGTATTAGCACTGATTTTCAATAAGGCAGATATCAATTCATTCTTTTGGGATTTCTCTCGGCATAAGTCCAATTGAGCTTGAAGGTAACTGTAAGCAGGTTGATATTGACTAACCGTCATTTCTTCAACGCTTCTCACGCCGATCTCTGCATGAACTCTGTGCCAGACTTCATAGCCTTCTTCGCTCCCAGCTTCTGCTACAGCAAGAATCAATTGATGGAGCTGTTTACGCTGAGCCGGTACTAGCGGGCGCGTATCCTTCTCGATAGCTGGAACAGCGATATTGACAAAATCCCTAGCTATGTAATTTTCTGCCGTGATTCGCTCTTCATGGAAATCATTGCCAGCGATTCTGTTATGCCTTCCCTTGGAATCATTCCCCATAGAGTCCCTCCTGCTACTACTTATTTTTTGTGCTCGTGAAAATCACGCCCAGCAATCCTTTGCCCTCTCCCACCGCTTACGCTTATTGCTTTGGGATCGGCAGCGGAATTACCAGCGGTAAGTGCAGCAAGGGCTGCGGCCTTTACAGCCAGTGGAGCCGACCTGTAAAGCTGTATGAGTTCAAGTTCATCATTTGAGATCTCACCACTCGATGAAGAACGGTTTCCAGTCAAAATGTACAAAACATCAGCGCCAATTTCCGCCAGACGAACTAAATAACCGGCTCCAGGGGCCGTCTCATCTCTTTCGTACATGGCCTGAGCGTTTCGAGAACAGTCCGCCAGTTTTGCAAAATCACCTTGATTTAAATTGAATTTTTTTCGTTCTTCACGAATTCTATTGCCAATATTTACCATTATCTTGGTATTCCGGTATTGACTTGACCAACATAATGGTCAAGAATGGTTTTCACAGACACTTAGCAGATCACAATATACCACTATGAAACAAGAACTCCATGAACCGCGTTCTCGTTTGCCACGCGGAATTGCGTCAAAAAAGCCAATCCCTATGCGCTTATCAGATGCCGAGCGCGCGGAGCTGGAGATCATCGCAGCTAAAGAAAGTCGTTCGATTTCAAGCATGGCGCGCTTGGTATATCTGCGTGGCCTTGAATCCATCCAGGCGGAATGACGGGGTAGATCATGGCGAACACCACGATAAACATCACCGTTCCTACAGGTTATGTCGCGCTGGAAGCATACGCCGAAATGACGAAAATCCCGATCGGCACCTGCCGCCGGATGGTAAGGGATGGCCGGATAATCATTCGTCCGAAAGCGAACCCAAAGGACAAGATCGAGGTAAACCTTGTCGCCATGCTAAAAGACGCAATAGCCAACAGTTGAGGCAGAAACATGCAACCAATTGAACACGCTATAACCAAAATAAGCCGCAATTCTTCACGCTATCGCGGCTTTGTTATCACTTATCGTCCGCGCACTATCGTTAACCCAATAGCCAGATATGAAGTAAGCCAAGGCGATCAGTCTTATGGCTTATTCGATGCGCAAGCACAGGCGACCGGCTATATCGACCAACTTTACTCACAGCACCAGGCGGCAGCATGAAACAGGCATACATCACATTAGTGGGCGACCTTCTGGCGCAGTACCACGTCAAAGCCAACAACATCAACGCCGCCACTGCGATCGCGCCAGCTGTACGCGCTGTTTCACTAAACGATTACGCATTCCGTCTGTGCATCGGCCTAACTGGCCTGCTGAGTACAGCAGAAGCCGCCGGCCACGCCCCGGACGCCGCCGTTATCGACAGTCTGATCATGCGATGCAACAACGGCGATATTCCTCACCCGCGAGCGGTTGAACAGTCAGCCTGAGCCGGGAAAGCCCGGCCCTATCTGAGAGCGCACCCTCCCATCAACGTGTGGGGGATTGGCGTCCGGGGTGTGCTCCCAGATAGGTAATTAAATCCGGTTGCGTCCTTACAAAAGAATGGGCTGCTTAGATCGGGCGATTACCTTCTCATGCGCCGGGCATGGCTAAAACCCGGCATATATTTCAGTGGGCACATTCAGCGCTTACTGAAATATATCCACCACCCGAAATAAAAAAATGCCGCCTTTTTGGTGGCGGGTTTCCTACATCCTGAATTCAGGGGGTTTTTATGAACGAAGCCGAATTAATGAAGTTGCTTGCGGATGCCCGCTGCGTTTCACGGCTGCAACTTCTGGAGTTGTTGAGCACGAGGATTGAACGCCTTGAGGCCGACAACGCCACCCGCGATCAAATCCTTTCCATGCTGAAAAGCTGGATTTCTGCCCGCCAAAAGATCGGCACTCAACAAGAAGGTGCCGCGAAATGAACACCTTCATTGCTGTAATCGCCGTCTGGTTTGTCCTCGCCTTTGCGGTCGTGGGTTGGTTCGCATACCGCCAGTGCAGATGCTGCCGGGAGTTTAATCAACAGTGCATGCCGCCTGAATTGCGCAATTACGACTAAGGACGCCCAATGGCCGATCAAATCGACATGGCACAGGAACGGCATCAGCTAATCCTTGACGCCCAAATCAAAAACGCCCGCCCGCAACCTTGCGGGCCTTCTGCATTTCACTGCGAAGAATGCGGAGCACCCATCCCTGAGCAGCGCCGCCGCCTGATTCATGGCGTCAGCACCTGCGTGCACTGCCAGGCCACCAGAGAAGCAAAATCACGTCATTTCAAGGGGTAAACCATGACCAGAACAGCCCTTAAGTGGCTGGGCAGCAAGGCCGGCATCATTGGCACCTTGCGCCAGCATCTGCCAGCCGGTAAGCGACTGGTTGAACCGTTCGTCGGCAGCGGCGCAGTGTTTCTCAACACCGACTATGAAAGCTATTTGCTGTGCGATATCAACAGCGATCTGATCAACTTCCACAACGTCGCCAAAAACCTGCCGGACGTCTTGATCCGCGAAGCACGCAACTTGTTCAGGGAGCACGCCAGCGAGGCCGGATATTACGCTGTACGCGCCGATTTTAATCTTCGCTGCGACAGTAATTTCCTGTACCGCGCTGCGCAGTTCCTTTACCTGAACCGCCACGGTTTCAATGGCGTTTGCCGCTACAACCTGCGCGGCGAGTTTAATGTGCCGTTCGGTCATCGAAAAGCGCCCTATTTCCCCGAAGACGAGATCCGAGCTTTCTCTGAAAAGGCGCAGGCCACAAAGGCGATTTTCCTGTGCTGCGCATTCCAGGAAGCGATCAGGATGGCACAGGCCGGCGACGTGATTTATTGCGATCCGCCCTACATCCCGGCCAGCGCCACCGCCAATTTCACCAGCTACCACACCGACGGCTTTACCAGCGAACAGCAGAGAAAGCTGGCGCGCATGCTGCGCATTGCGGCAAAACGCGGCCGCCACGTCGTAGCCTCGAACAGCGAAACCGACGCCGCGCGGGAGCTGTATTCCGATTTCACCATCACCACCGCCACCGCACGCCGTTCTGTCAGCGCCAAAGCTACCAGCCGCGCAACAGCTGGCGAGATCATCGCAACTTTGAAGGCAACAGCATGAAAAAACACGAACTAAAGATCCTGCCGGAGCATTTCGCGGCAGTAGTCAGCGGTGAAAAGAAAGCAGAGTTTCGCATCAACGATCGGGGCTATTCCGTCGGCGATCTGCTGTGCCTGTTCGAATACGGATGGCTGAAGGATTGCGATGGTCTTGAAGGATTTTCAGGTCAGCACGTTTGGGTGCGAATCACCCATGTTACCGATTTACACCCGTGGAAACCGGGTTATGTCATGTTGAGCATCGAACGAGGGCCATTCAAATGCTGAAAGTGAGCGATCTCTTTGCCGGCCTGGGTGGTTCATCTACCGGCGCAAAAATGGCAGGTGCTGACGTGGTTTGGGCTGGTAATCACTGGCCCGCCGCCGTCGAAGCCCATAAGGCGAATCATCCCGGCACAATCCACGTTTGCCAAGACCTGCACCAGGCTGACTGGTCAATGATGCCTCAGCACGATCTGATGATGGCCTCACCGTGCTGCCAAGGCCACAGCAAAGCACGCGGCAAGAAGGCAGGAAACCCGCAGCACGACGCCAGCCGTTCCACGGCCTGGGCGGTAGTATCTGCTGCCGAATTCCACAGAATGCCGAAAGTCATCATCGAAAACGTGCCGGAGTTCCTTCAGTGGCGGCTTTACCCAGCATGGGAAGCGGCGATGCAAGCCCTGGGATATTCTCTTGCGCCGCACATCGTGGATTGTGCTGATCTTGGTGTTCCGCAAAACCGCGTGCGACTGTTCATTATCTGCACCCGTAGCAAAAACCCACTGTTCCTGAAGTTACCAAAAATGCCGCATGTGCCGGCCAGCACCTTTATCGACTTCGACGCCGGCAAATGGCAGCCGATTGAAAAACCGGGGCGCGCAGCTGCAACGCTGGAGCGCGTTAAAAATGGCCGCGCACAGTTCGGTGATCGTTTCCTTTTCAGCTACTACGGCAACACCAAAACAGGCCGCTCTCTTTCCCGTCCGATTGGCACGATCACCACGCGCGATCGCTGGGCGGTTGTCGACGGCGATCGCATGCGCATTTTGACCCGCGACGAAAACTTGCTGGCGATGACGTTCCCGGAGGACTACATCAAACCGCCATCGCACAAGCTGTGCGTACACATGGGAGGAAACGCTGTTCCACCGAAAGCCATGTGTGAAATTATCACTGCGTTGGAAGCGCAAGCGTGAATAAAGCGTCACGCGGCCGCTATGAACCATCACCGCCGTTGCCATACCCTGGCAGCGGCGCGCCTGCTTTTGAATGGGCCTTTCCGTGGAACGCCCCACGCCCGGCGATCGATGCACCTGTAGACCTGCTGGCAGAAAGCCAAAAACAGACCGAAGAACAGATCGCCGCCACCCTGCGCGCGCATCATCTGCTTGAGCAGCAGCCGCAACTGATCCAGCGCGATGTGCGTTACCACATCAGCCAGCTGGAAGAATCCCAGGGCATCCGCCGGGGCAATGCGTACTTGACGAAAAACTTTGTCGAGCGCGTATTGCCACGGCTTGATCTCGTCAACGAGAAATACCGCATTCCAGAAAATAACATCGACGCCGATCTATGCCAGCGGTTCAATCGGTTGCCAGATGCCAGCCGCGCCGACGTCGAGCTGTTGGCCAAGGATATCGCGATCACCATCGCGCGCGAGTTAAGCGTTATCGATGATGATTCCGGCAGTGCTTCAGAGTTCCTGAGCGTGTTGGAGCTATACCTGGGCGCTGCCGCCCTGACCCGCCGATTCAAACAGACCCCGCCGCTGTGGGATACCTATCAGTCTGACAGCGAAAAAATGACGGTCGAGAATACCGGGCCGGCGGTGCGGCGCATGCTGTCAGAAAACTGGTGGCTGCGCCGCCTACGCCGGCATGCTGACCGATGGAAAGAGCACTTGCATATCGCGATCGGCCACGTCAGCAAGAAGGCGACGCCATACGCCAGCCGGCCAACCGTCGGAGACTGGCGGGAGCAGAAGCGGCGCACGCGCGAATTTCTCAAGTCGATGGAACTGGAAGACGACGAGGGCAACCGCATTTCGCTGATCGACAAATACGATCACAGCGTGGCGAACCCGGCGATCCGCCGTTGCGAGCTGATGGCGCGCATCCGCGGCTTTGAGAATATATGTAATGAAATGGGCTTTGTGGGAGAGTTTTACACCCTGACGGCCCCTTCTCGCTTCCACGCCACCAACAAGCACGGCCACCGCAATAAAAAATGGCGCGGAGCCAGCCCGGACGAAACGCAGCGCTACCTGCGCGGCGTCTGGGAGCGCGCCCGCGCCAAGCTGCACCGCGAAGACATTCGAATTTTTGGGATCCGCGTGGCCGAGCCGCATGCCGACGGTACGCCGCATTGGCATATGTTGCTGTTCATGCGTCCTGAAGCCGTGGAACAGGTGCGCAGTATTCTGCGCAGCTACGCCTGCGAGGAAGACGCCGGCGAGCTGTACAGCGAGCGCACCAGAAAGGCCCGTTTCCACGCTGAAGCCATCGATCCGGAGAAAGGCAGCGCAACCGGCTACATCGCCAAATACATCAGCAAAAACATCGACGGTTACGCGCTAGACGGTGAGCTTGACGACGACAGCGGCAAAGAGCTGAAGGAAGTCGCCCCGGCCGTGTCTGCCTGGGCGGCCCGCTGGCGTATTCGTCAGTTTCAGTTTATCGGCGGCGCGCCGGTAACGGTTTATCGTGAGTTGCGCCGCATGGCCGATCATGAAACCGCCGTCGGCCTGAGCGTCGAATTCGCTGCCGTGCACGATGCTGCCGACTGCGGGAAGTGGGCGGAGTACGTCAACGCCCAGGGCGGGCCGTTTGTCCGTCGCGATGATCTGGTCGTGCGCACCTACTACGAGCCGGCAGAAACACCGAACGATTATGGCGAAGACGTGATCCGGATCCGTGGGGTGTTCTCTCCGCCTGTCGGCATCGACACGCCAATCATCACCCGCACGACAGAATGGAAGTTTGTGCCAGCGCGTGCCGTTGACCTGGCCGTTGACCTTAAGGGCGCGCCTGCGCCCTCTCGGAGTTCTGTCAATAACTGTACGGCATCGCCGGAAAGGTTGAAAAACAAACAGCCACCGGAACCACCGCCACCACCTGAAAACCTCAATTTTGAGCAATTAACCGACAAAGAACGGCGGTTGTTGCTCCGGCGGATACGCAGCACATCGCCAGAAAAAGTGAAAAACCCATACGCGGCAGTCGCCGAGGGCTTCGCCTTGCCTGATGAGGGAGATTATCTGCCCCAAATCCGGGCAAAACAGCCAGATCCAGACAGCCTGGCACGCTGGCGAGAACAGATTCACCAGGAACAGCAGCAGCGTGCGCTGGCGTATTTCTACCTGGGCGACATTCAGGATGCGGCAGTTGACAGACCGGCGGGCGCAAGCGAGGGGATCGGCACGATTCGCCGACCACTCAGCCCGCAGGAACGCCGAATAGAAAGCTTTGCTGAGTCGATAGGCTTCAACCTGGATGCCAGCATTTTGAAGGCGGCGGCCAAAGGGGCAACGGTGATCGTTGACGGCAAGCGATATAGAGCGCGGGCTGATGGTTGCTTGTACCTGCAACCGACACCAGCAGCCACACCAAGCGCGCTGACTCGCCTTACTGCGCTATGGAAACGGCAGGTATCCGAGAAGGAAAGGCTTGTCGGCAATCATTTAAGAAGAGAAGCGGCAAAACAACAGGAATCGGAGGAATAGTATGACCACATCAGCAGAACGTAAACGCAGCCAGCGCCAACGCGACAAGGCCAACGGCATCAGCACGATCACTCTGCGTGTCGATAGCCAGGAAATAGCGATGATCCTAGAAGGTTGCCAGCAGCGCCGGATCGCGAGGGAACCTTACGAGGTGACGGAATACCTGATCGGCCTCATACGACAAGACAACAAGCTGTTGCACAAACAGCTGGCTGAGCTGCGTAAAAGTAGCTGTGGGAAATGCGGCGACACGTTACCGGGCGATCCGGGCGGGTGCTGCATGCAAGGAGATTCCAAATGTTGGCAAACTGAAGGTTATAAAAAATTGATGCTTTCAACGATATAACCATAAAAAATAAATTTCACTCAAGGGAGAGAGTAAACCTCTCCCTTGATCGGAGTGAAGTTTGGAGTATCATTTAAGGGCCAACTTCAATGTTTCAAATAACATATTTGAAACCTCCTTTTCATTTTTTATATCAATATTAGCCATCCCATTCCTAAATATCTTTACCCTTCCAGAGGTACCACTCATAGTTATTGAAAGGCTTGCTCTATCAACTCTAATTTTTTTTTCGGATAGTTCCTTCTCATAATAATACCGCAAATCCTTCGTGCTAGATATTTGCATTTTCGCCAGCGCATACTCAGAAACTTGCATCTGAGAAACATCAATTTGGTTAACCGACACCGAATGCTTCTCTCCAATTTTCTCAATCCATGAAAATGGTTCTACTATAACTTCCTCCAAACTAACACCGAGGCCGAGACTCTTAATAAGCGCATTGGCAAATGGACGTAGTGTACGTGGGGGATTAGTAATTACCGCAATAGGATAACTATCCTCATCAAAAGAAAACTCTGTTACTTTATACTCAATACGTTCAATCAGTGTATCCTCACCAAACAGTGACGGTATATTATCCTCGTAGAGGATTTTTTCAACAAATCTTCCATGTAAACAATTTTTCCTTACCTTCTCTAATAGAAAGCCTTTCCCTCGCTCTTCCGTATAAGGGTTTTTAGCAAGTTTCTCCGCCATTACAGACATGGGGAAAGGTGACTCTATTTTTATCCACTTTACTTTCCTCATATTAACTAGCCTCTACATTTTTTATAGTATTGTAGGCGTTTTCAGCTGAATTTTCAATCAATCGACTAATCTCTTTTTTTTCAATGTCACTAGCTGACCTTGTACCAAGATTATGTCGATCATTTCTGAAATTATTGATACCTTTTATGTTATATGAAAATTCACTGCATAAATCCGCATTTTTAAAGAACGCTTCAACCAATATTCGGTCACCATTTACTAACTCCGGCTTAGATGCCCAGGAAGCTCTACTTATGTAATATCCTTTCCTGTGCAACTCTGCAAAAATTGCCGAAGTGTCGACAGCCTCACCTTTCAATAAGACTTTTTTAACAAAACTTGTGTCAATCTCTGCATCTTTACCATCTTCATCTTCCGAATCTACAGACTTCATCCTATTGAGTTCGATGTTTGTCACATCATCAACTTCATAACCGTCTAAGCCCTCCATTAGCTCTTTAAAGAACTGACTTCTTAAAGATGGATTTGTAATAGCTTCAAGACTTAATTCGAATCGTTCTATAGGCTTGTTAGCAATAATAGACAATTCCTTTTGAATAAGTTCGATGACTTCCTTCGATTTCTCTGATTGTGGCATTCTAACTTCGACAGAATCACCATTAATAGCCAGATCAATAGAAATACTTCTATTGTCTATTTGCCTAAGCTCAGTTCGAGAAAGATCAACTTCTTGATAGCTCAATACAATAGATACAGAACCATCTTTTTTAGTTTGCACTTTCAAAGCCTGTGACTTAGCTGCATATTGTTTCTTTACAACATTCGCTGCCTGTGATATTTCAGCCTGTGAAACTGAAACATTAAGCCTCGCATACGTTTTACTTTCCTTTTTATCGTATGTTTGCACTAATTCTTTTATCTTTTCCAAATCAAGATAACAAAGGGGAAGTTTACACACTTCTTCTATTAACGCTTCTTTACCCAACTCTTCTGATACAAGTATGCCTTTAGTAAAAAGAAGCTCATGTAATATTTTAGCCGTGACTCGCTTATGATGCAGAGCATCAAATATATTTTTATCAGTTGCATAATATATGTTGCTATTTTTCATCATCGTTGCTCCATGCCGATTTTTTCTAAACTATAGTTTGTAACTGTATTAGCTATAAGATCAAATTCCATTTTACCAAACAACCTATCCTCCTCTCCCATCAACCAATGCGCACTGTATTTACGCTTAGCCCTTTCAAAATTATGTGGAGCATCTTCATGTGGGTTTATATAAGACATCCTTATTTTTATTTTTTTGCCTTGTGTCAAGATCTGAAAACTAGACAACATATCAAAAAAGTAAACAAACTCCTCAGAACTAGCTCCTGGTTGATTGTAATAGATCACATAGCCGTCTTCTTTTTCCTCTTTACCCCACATAAACTTATCGTGCTTAATTATTATATATGGTGAGGTAATCATTTCGATTGTAGCAGCAGTATCTGAATTTATCGGGTGCTTTATTCTTGTTAGGTTTAAATCCGGATAGTAATACAAAAAATTATCTGGATGCGGTAAAAAACCAGAACCAATTTGTGCTTTTATATCATAAGCAATATTAACAACATCAGAAATTTGATATGGATTAAGCATGTGAATCTTAGTATTTGGCGCGCACTTTACTTTTGCCATATCAACTTTCTTCATCACATCTTGATAGAAATCTTTGTCGTATAAATGGTCATGGTTGTATAAAAATAATAACCCTCTGACATTATACCCCTGCGAATCATCATCAACATATTTATTAAGCCACTCATCACTGGTATTGGCGCATTCAACAGCCAGGGAAAGTGAGGTTAATGCCGACTCGACAGTGCCTTTTTTGATAGAACCCTGTCCATAACTTTTCAAATCCGTATTCAAATAGACAAAATCTTCTTCATAGGGGTCTACATAGTAAAAAACGACGTCACTAGGATGGGTCGCCTTCTGATGAGATTCAGAACAGCAGTTATAATTCATGTCCTCCCTTGCAGCCCGCCTCCACTTAAAAACCGAGAAGATATCGTTGGAAACCTTGCTAGCTGTGCGCTGAATAGCGGCCATTTCTCCGCCCATAAGTCTTATCTCCTATAAAATCATTGCTTACTGTATAAAATTATAATGCTTTTCTTAACCTTTAATATTTACCTAGTTACTTCACACTTTACAATACACTTGCAGTGTTAGAATTCATTTTACCGTAGCAATCACATTTTCCGCATAGTAAAAGGCGACGACACCACAAAAGTAGAGAAAAACCACATTTTTTCGTCGCATGATAACCAGATTTGAGAGTGAATTACTATTCACAAAAATGAATAACACCAGCCAAGCGGTATAGAAACCTGCAAATTACCGCCCCCACCAAAGCGCCTATACGCCACACAGCGAGGCGCTTTTTCTTTGCACCAACGATCGCACATCAAATCTGATCGCCTCGCAGCGATGCGCAAGTGAATGCGGTGCGGGGTCTGCGGCGGATAGGCAGGAAAAACGATCTCCATCGATCCCCTGTTCCGTGCCGTCCCCCCCGCCCCCACGCTGCATGCTTAACAATTCACTTTTTATGCAGTGGGAAAAAGGCGCTAAAGCCTTGTCTGGTGCGGTTTTGAGGGGTGATTAGGTATGCAATGAACTATGCGGATTGTTGCACTTAGGATATGCGGTGTTTTTTTGGCAAAGAATCACTTTCGATCTCTGCAAAAACCGCGTTTGCGGGTTGAGTGCCGACATTGAGCATGACGGGCGACTTGGCGTTATCCTGCCACGTCACATTTTAATTTTCAACAGCCTTGTGACGCGACATTTAAATGAAAAAAAACGCCTGTGACATGTCACAATGGCGCACGGACAATGAATGCGATATGAATAGCGCCGCATAAGAATGCAAAAACCGCCTTTCGGCGGTTCACATTGCATATATCAAGCCACTAACTTAATAAGCTAGTAACTTATTGTTCATTCTTGAGCAGTTCATACGGGTTGAAGCTGATCACTTCCTCCCCTACCCAGTCGTTTAGCTCGCAAAGGCGCTCTTGCAACGGGGCCAGCTCATTAATCGCAAATACCCGCGCGGCCTTTTCCACATCCCCGAATCCGCCGGTGTTATTTGGCAAAATCCCCATCAACTGCGGCGGCGTGCGCTGGGACGCCAGCTGATCGTCGCGCGTCACGTTCTTGATGTTCAAAAATTCATCTTTCGCCGCCACCTCGGCCAGTGGGATAAGCTGCAAGCCGTCCGGCTTACCACCCGGCGCATACATGAACAGATTACGGAAGTTGCCCGGCCCTTTCGATTCCTTCAGCGCTTTGCGCAGGTTGTCGATATCCTCCTGTTTGTGCGCGGCATCGTTCATGTACAGGATAAAGCCGGCATGGCTGCCGTTGAGGTAGTATTTCCGGCGAAACAGCGTTGCGGCCTCGTTCAGCCAAATGGAGTTAAGCGAGGAAAGATACTCGGGAACGCCGTAGATCTCCTGATTAATGTCAGGGTCAAGCAGGTGGAAAATGGTGCCATCGTCAAACTGATGCGGCTCCGCCCACGATTGCACGAACCAATAAGAGTCCGTATTGACGCCACGGCGGGTATATTTCGCCAGGCTGGGAACCAACTTCATTATCCCGCCGAGGCGGTTATAACGCGCCTCCATAAAGCTGTTGCCGAATACCATGAAATCCTGCGCATAGCGGCTGAAATCCTGCTTTGACAGTAACCGGTGGGGCTTGAACATGCTCACTAAGATGTTGCGCTTCATCGTGATCGGTGAACTGTGATGAACCGCCGCGCGGAACGTCTTCGCCAGGCCGTTGAACGAGATAGGCGGCTCATACCAGCGATCGACGACGCAGCACTCCAGATAATCCAGAATTTCGCGCCGATCCAGCATCGGGATCGGGTCGCCGAAGGTGAACGCCTCGACGTGTTGCGCCCCAGTCTGTTTTTGTGTCGTCGGCTGGGCGTGCTTGCGGCCCCGGTTGCGCTTGCTCATTTAGTAGATCTCCATAAAACCTGTATTGCTACCGGTTGCCCCTTCGAGCGGTTCATTGAATAAGGCGTGCATGACGGCCCAGGCCACATCGCCGTGGCTGACGCCTTCGGCGCGGCTGGTGACATAGGTTGCCCGGCGGCCGGTGGCCGTCATTTGCTTGCGGATGGACATAAACGCCTGGGCGATATCCAGCGCGCCGGCATCAAACTCCAGGCGGCCGGAGCGGATCACGTCGCGGGCCTTCAGTACGAGGTCGGTTTTCATTTCCAGGCTGTAGTTGATGGCGTTCACCGCCGGGAAGAATTGGCGCACCAGTTGCGACACCGCGCGGCCCAGGCCGGTGTTGTCGATACCGATATAGCTCACGTTGTAACGTTCGGTCAGCGCCTTGATGTTGCGGGCCTGCGCTGCAAAATCCATCCCGCGCCACTGATGGCGCTCCAGCACACGGAATTTTCCGCCGGCAACCAGCGGCGGCAGGATGACCGCACACCCTGCGCTGTCGCCATCTTCAGAACTGGCAGGGTCATAACCGATCCAGACTTCGCGCGACGCTACCGGGCGCAACGCAAACGGCTTGACGTCCGTCCAGTGCTCCCAGCTGTCCACCATGCAGCGCTGCATTTCACCCATCGGGAAGACGGACGATGTATCGTCGATGAAGTTACACATGAACAGGTTGTCAAAATCTTCATCGCTGTTTTCTTCCCGCAGCTCGTCGAGGTCGAACAGGTCGCAGCCGCCGCGCAACGCATCTTCAATGGTGACTATCTGGCGGAATTGCTTGTCCTCGCAGAGAACGCCGCCGGCCAGGCGTTTATAGCTAACGTCAATTTCACGGCGGCGATCCTTGGATTTGCCCTTGTTGAACAGCGTGCCATTCCAGAAGGAATAGGCCTCATGTGTCATGCTCGACGGGGTAGAAAAATAGGTCGAACGGTAGCGGGTTTGCGACGCCATACCCGATGCGGCGCGGCGCAGTTTCTTGAAGCCGGGGATCCAGAAATATTCGTCCAGATACAGATTGCCTGGCCGGCCCTGTGCGGTGTTGGAGTTTGTGCCGAGGAAATGCAATTCCGCCGCGTTTGGCAGGATGATGGTTTCCCCGCGCAGCTCCACATCGACCTCTTGCGCAAAGGCGGTGATGTAGTTTTTGAACTGGTGCGCCTGCGCCTTGGAGGCGGAAACAAACATCTGATTACGCCCCGTGTCCAGGGCGTCGATTAGGGCTTCGCGTGCAAAATAGTACGTCGCGCCGATCTGACGCGATTTCAGGATGTTGCGGATACGAAAATCTTTTGACAGCCCCGCCTCATACCAGCGCCGCTGATAGGCAAACATCTGTTCGAGAAAGATTTCTTTCAGCCGGGCATGCTGTTCGTCGGTGAAAACGTTCTTTTGCGTGCGCCGGCGCGGCCCGGCGTTTCGGCTCCCAATGTTGGGATTGAGATCGGCCTCATTGCCGCCGCCGTTGTATTTGCCGATGCGCGCGTGCCGTTCCGCCTGGCGCGCCAGCAGGTCAATTTCCTTGAGGTCGCGCCCTTCTTTGTCCGGCTTCAGTATCAGCTGGCAATAGCGGGCGGCTGTGGTGATCTGCATCTGATCGAGCGGGCCGTAATCGTCCCACTTGTCGCGGCGTTTCCAACTGTGTACCGTGACGGGATTCTCCCCGATCATTTCTGCGATGCGAGTGACCCGAAGCCCCTGCCAATACAGGTACATGGCCTGACGACGGGGATCCAGATCGGTGCTGATAGTAATAGCGCTCATGCTTTATCGGCCTGAATTTCAACGTTTCAATACCGAAAGGCTACCTACGCGCCACAACCAACACCCCTAAAGCGCCTTGTGCCATCGACCACACAAAGCCGCCGCGTTGTCCCGCCATCCCGCCCCAGCCAACATAGGCCAAACACGGCCAATACCGGCCCATCTGCTGACTGATCGGGGCTTACCCATGCCAATATCAAAATTTTTCCGCGTCGCCGTTGAAGGCGCGACCAGTGACGGCCGCAAAATCGAACGCCGGCATATCGAAGAAATGGCGGAAACATTCTCGCCAGCATTCCGCCCGGCGCGCGCCAACCTTGAGCACTACCTGAGTATTTTCCCAAACAGCGATTTTAAGGCCCAGGGCGACGTCGTCGCGCTGAAGGCGCAGGAAATCACCACCGGCCAATTGAAAGGCAAGCTGGCGCTGCTGGCGCAGGTTGATGCGACGGATGGGCTGGTGAAGCTGAACAACGATCGGCAAAAAATTTACACCAGTATCGAGTATTACCCGCAATTTGCCGACACCGGCAAAGCCTATCTGACCGGGCTGGCGTTTACCGACAATCCGGCGTCTCTGGGTAGTGAAGTCATGAAATTCACCGCCAACAATCTGGCCGAAACCAGCGGATTGCACTTCGGGGCGATGGAAGAAACCGTGATGGAATTTGACGCGCCAGAAACCGACAAACCGAACCTTCTGACCCACATCAAGGCCATGTTCAGCAAAAAACAGCACTCCGATGACGGCCGTTTTTCCGACGTTCATCAGGCGGTGGAATTTGTCGCTGAACGCCAGCAAGGGCTTGAAACCAAAATAGAAGCATTTTCCGGCCTGAAAACCACCGTCGAATCGCTGGAAAGCCAGCTGAAAGACGCGAAAACCGAGCTTTCCGAGCTGAAAACCACCCTCAGCACTTCTGACCGTTCTACCCATCGCCGCGACCTGTCTACCGGCAGTGGCGATAGCGTCTTAACCGACTGCTGACGGACTAACGGCGAAAACAGGCACCGCATCGACATAAACGACCGGAACAAGGAACAATCAATGAAACCGAATACCCGCAAGCAATATAAAATGCTGCTGAGCCAGGTCGCGAACCTGAACCACATCGAACCTGAAGACGTAGCCGCAAAATTCACCGTTGATCCGACGGTAACGCAGCGTCTGGAAGACAAGATTCAGGAAAGCAGCAGCTTTCTGAAACAGATCAACATCATTCCCGTTGACGAACAGAGCGGCTCTAAAGTCGGTCTGGGCATTGACCGCCCTATCGCCAGTACGACCAATACCGACGACAAAGAACGTGAACCGATGGATCCAAGCAGCCTGGACGAAGTGGGCTATGTGTGTACCCAGACCAACTTTGACACCGCGCTGAAATATTCCAAGCTGGACGCCTGGGCCAAGTTCAAAGACTTCCAGATCCGTATTCGCAACCAGATCGTGAAGCGCCAGGGCCTCGACCGCATCATGATCGGCTGGAACGGCATCAGCCGGGCTAAAACCTCGGATATCACCGTCAATAAGCTGTTACAGGACGTTAACATCGGCTGGTTGCAGAAAGTTCGCAAGGGTGCGCCAGAGCAGGTGATGGATAAGGTGCTGGGCGAGGACGGCAGCGTCGTGTCGGAAAAAATCCGCATCGGTATCAATGGCGACTATCACAACCTGGATGCGCTGGTGATGGATGCCGTCAACGAGTTGATCGCGCCCTGGTTCCAGGACGACACCGAGCTGGTCGCCGTTGTCGGCCGTTCCCTGTTGGCGGACAAATATTTCCCGCTCGTCAACCAAGAACAGCCGAACACTGAAGTCCTGGCCGCCGATATCATCATCAGCCAGAAGCGGCTGGGCGGCTTGCAGGCGGTGCGTGTTCCGTCCTTCCCTGACAACACCATTTTCATCACCCGACTGGATAACCTGTCGATCTACTGGCAAGACGGCACCCGCCGCCGCCACATCATCGACAACCCGAAACGCGACCGCATCGAAAACTACGAGTCCGTCAACGAAGCCTATGTCGTTGAAGACTACGAGGGCGTGGCGCTGATCGAAAATATCCAGATCCTGAAGGCGAAAGCCACTGCGCCAGCCGGCCAGCAGCCAGTGCAACAGCCAACGGAAACCACGGAGGGCTAATCCATGAGCAGCCCGGCACGCAGACACAAGCACTACATTGCCGCGCAGCAGTCCGCCTCACTGGATGAGGCGGCAAGCCTGAGCCATCTGGGCAATTACGACCTGTTGCTATTCAAGATGCAGCAGGATCTGGCGCGGCTGAGCGGCGTCGAGTCCCACGAAACCAAAGCCGAGTTGAAGCGCGGCATGCTGCCGACCTACATGCCGTGGGTGGCCGGTGTGCTGCAAAGCGACGCGGGCCGGCAGGATGCGATCCTGATGCGCGTGCTGGTCTGGTTTCTGGATATTGGCAACCTGGAATATGCCCTTGATATCGGCGAGTACGCCATCCGGCACGATCTGGTTGCCCCCGACGGTTTCGACCGCTCGACCAGTTGCCTGCTCGCTGAAGAGATCGCCGCCGCTGCACAGCGCGATCTTTCCGCCGGCCGGCCGCTGAACACGGCGCAGCTGCAACGCGCGCAGCAACTGCTGGCAAATCAGGACATGCCAGATCGAGTGAAAGCCCGTCTGTTCAAGTTTGTTGGCTATGCATTGCGACAGGACGGCGACGCCGTGCTGGCACTGGACATGCTGAAAAAAGCCCTGCTGAAAGATGAAAACTCCGGCGTAAAAACGGATATCAAGCAGCTGGAAAAAGTTATTCAGGCTGGAAGTTAACCGAATCGCCCCCGGCGAGGGCGGCACGGGAGCCGCGACAGGTTTAAACCGCATCAACGCTCCCGTCCACCGCCCACCTACAGGAAAACGTATGGTCAGCATCGCAATAGAACCCGCCCCCGGCGACAAGAAGCCCAGCAACGCGCTAGAAATCGACATCGCCAAGCAGCCGACGCCGCCGGCCAGCACCGTCATCAAAAATACGGACTTTTGGCCGGATATCGACCTGAAACAGTACCGCGAAGACATGCGGCAGGACGGCACCATCACCCAGCCGCGTCTGCTTGAGGCGGCGCGGAACGCCATCAACGAAGTCAACGATCGGCTGGCAGGCTGGCGCAAACAGCAACAGCGCGCGGGCTACAGCGAACTGGAACAGATTCCCGCCGATCATCTGGACGACGAGAGTACCCGCGTGCAGCTGTATCGCCGCGCCGTGTTCTGCCTGACTCAGGCCAGCGTTACCGAGCGTTTTCGCAGCTTCGACGCCACGGCATCCGGTTCAAAGCGCGCCGACGCTATCGAACCGTCGATCGATGATCTCCGCCGCGATGCAGATTGGGCCATCAATGATCTGCAATCGCTGCCGCGCATGACGGTCGAGCTGATCTGATGAAGGTCTATGCGCACCAGGGCGACACCGTTGATGCGCTGTGCCAGCGCTACTACGGCAAGACGCAGGACGTGACCGAGCAAGTATTGCTGAATAATCCAGGTCTGGCAGACCAGGGGCCGATATTGCCGCACGGCTACCCGGTCGACATGCCGGACATTGTTCAATCCGAATCGGTTCAGACCCTGCAACTGTGGGATTAATCCCAGCGCGCGGGAGGTGGAGAATGAAAATCATGACTGAAAAGATTGCCGCCGGTATCAACTACTGCATTGCCGGCAGCTTATGCACTGGTGGCCTGGTCGACTGGTTTCGCCACGTTGACTGGAATCAGGTTGCGGTGATCGGCGGTTTTCTCCTGGGCCTGATCACCTATCTCACGCAGACCTATTTCGACTGGCGGCGCACGCGGGCTTACGAGAAAGGTGTCGACGCCGGGATCATTACCGAGCCGCCGGCGAAACGCGGGCTTTTCAATAAGGAAGCCGAATAATGTCACCTGCCCTGCGGAAAAAGTTGTTCGGTGCGGCCGGCACTGGCGCGCTGGCGATCGCCACGTTGATGATCCCAGAGCTTGAGGGCGTCAGATTTGAACCCTATCGCGACGTGGCCGGCGTGCTGACCGTATGTTACGGCCACACCGGGGCCGATATTGTGCCGGGCAAGCGCTACACCCAGGCGGAATGCAAGGCGATTCTGGACAAAGACCTGATCCCATTTGCGCGATCGGTCAATCGTTCGGTAAAAGTGCCGGCGACGGAGTACCAGAAAGCCGCCCTGATCAGTTTCAGCTATAACGTGGGCGTCAGCGCCTTTGAGCGCTCGTCCCTGCTGCGCAAGCTGAACGCCGGCGACTATGACGGCGCATGCGACGGCCTGCGCCAGTGGATTTATGCCGGCGGTAAGCCGTGGAAAGGCTTAATGAATCGCCGCGATATTGAACACGAGGTCTGCACCTGGGGGCAAAAATGACCCGCCTGGCCGCCAGCATCATGCTGATCGCGCTTTGTGCGCTGGCGTTTCTGGTTTACAGCAATCAGGGGCTGCGTCAGGAACGTGAAACGTTGCAACGCGACAACAAGAGACTGGCCGGCCAAATCGAGTGGCAGAACAAAACCCAAATAGCCGTTGCCACTATCGACGAAAACCGAAGCCGAGAGCTGACCGATGCAAAAAATAAAATTGATGATCTGCAACGCGATGTTGATGCTGGCCGCCGCCGGCTGCGTCTCAACGCCTCATGCCCGACCGCCGGCACCGCCGGCATGGCTGATGCAACCGCCGCCCGACTTACTGACGCCGCTCAACGGGATTATTTCACCCTCAGAAAGCGAATAGAAACCGCCAATAGCCAGATCGCCGGGCTGCAAGACTACATTCGCGACGTCTGCCTGACGCAACCGTAGGAGCTGCCATGTTAAAACCCGACTCCCTGCGCGCCGCCCTGGGCGACGCCGTCAATCACATCAGAGAGAATCCTGATTTCCTGCATATTTTTATTGATAAAGGCACGATTTACAGCACCTTCGCCCCGTCGCTGTCGTTTGAGTATCAATACACCCTCAACATGATCGTGACCAACTACGCCGACGACGCCAATCTGTTGATCGTCCCTATTCTGCATTGGCTGCGCACCAATCAGCCGGACATTATGGCGAACCCGGACAAGCGCGGCGACGGCTTCACCTTCGAGGCGGATTTCTTGAATAACGGGGTGAGGGATATCAGCATTGATCTGAAACTGACGGAGCGCGTGATCGTCAAAGAGGAAAACGGCAAGCTGCACGTCAGCCACGTCGACGAACCGCCACCGCCGCCGAACAACGTCACCGAGTTTGAGATCTGGATGCAGGGCCGGAAGGTGGCAGCATGGGCCGCTTAGACGATTTCCAGACGCTGGACGACACCCTTTCTGTCTTGCTCAAACAGCTTTCCCCGCAGTCGCGGCGCGTATTCACCCGCCAGGTGGCGAAAGAATTGCGCCAGCGCCAGCAAAAGCATATCCAAGAGCAAAAAAACCCGGACGGATCCCCCTACGTCCCGCGCAAAAACAAGCGCCGGGACAAACAGGGCCGCATTCGTCGCAAGATGTTCACGCGCCTGCGCACCGCGCGCTTTATGAAAACGGAATCCGGCCCCGATGAAGCCGCCGTCACCTTCGCCGCCGGCGTGACGAATTTGTCCGCCGTCCACCATTACGGCCTGCGTGATAAAGTCAGCCGGAACGGCCCGACAGTGCGTTATGAGCGCCGGCAACTGCTCGGCTTTACTGACGACGATATCGAATGGATCAAGGATCTGGCCCTGACCCACATCGCCAAATAACTACATCCCCGCCGCCTTGTGCCAGCGATGGCACAAGGCGCATCGCATGCCCCCCGCGCCCGCACGCGTCACACTGGCGGTATGAATGCAATCCTCACTGAACTACGCCGCCGCCTGGCTAACATCGTGCGCATCGGCACCGTGTCCGACGTGGATACGGCGAAAGGCCTTTGCCGCGTATTAACCGGCGCGAATGAAACCGACTGGCTGAACTGGCTGACGCTGCGCGCCGGCCGTGTGCGCTTCTGGTCGGCCCCGTCGCTAGGAGAACAGGTGATCGTGTTGAGCATTTTCGGTGAGCTGACAACCGGCTTTGTGCTGCCTGCCGTGTTCTCTGATCAGCACCCTGCGCCATCCGCTTCACCTGACGCCGTCCGCATTGATTTTCCCGACGGCGCGGTCATTGAGTACGAGCCGGAAAACAGCACGCTAACGGCGCGCGGCATGAAATACGCCGATATCCAGGCCGCTGAGAAAATCAGCGCCACCTCAAACGTCGTCGTCGTTACCGCCGGCCAAATGATTACGCTGGATGCGCCCGTAGTGGAGTGCACCAACAAGCTTATCGCCGGATCGCTGCTGCTGAAATACGGCGGCGAGATGTACGGCAATATCACCCACACCGGCGGAGGCTTTAACTCCAACGGCGTGATCGTCCATCTGCATTATCACGGCAATGTGCAGAACGGCGGCGGCAACACCGGGGGGCCGGCATCATGATGTATCTCGGCATGAACCGTAACAGCGGCCTGGCTATCAGCGAGATCGACCACATCCGCCAGTCTGTCAGCGACATTTTGATCACCCCCGTCGGTAGCCGCGTCATGCGCCGCAAATACGGTTCGCAGCTGTCGGCCCTGATCGACCAGCCGCAAAATCCGGCGCTCAAGCTTCAGATGATGGCCGCGGTTTATGGTGCGGTGCTGCGCTGGGAAGACCGCATATCCCTGACTGCCGTCAACATCACATCAAATATTGACGGTGAAATGGTTGTTGACCTGGTCGGCAACCGAACCGATACCGCCGGCCGCATTCAATTTTCATTACCGATCAGGGGGCAATAATGGCGACGATTGACCTGAGTCAACTACCCCGCCCCAATGTCATTGAAGCGCTGGACTATGAAACGCTCTTTGAGGCGCGCAAAGAGCGATTGATCAGCCTGTACCCAGAGGACGAACGGGAAGCGGTGCGCCGCACGCTGGGCTATGAGTCCGAACCGATCGTCAAAGTCCTGCAAGAATCCGCATACCGTGAGGTGTTGTTACGCCAGCGCGTCAATGAGGCGGCGCAGGCCGTAATGGTGGCCTACGCCATGAACAGCGACCTCGACCAGTTGGCCGCCAACAACGACGTGAAACGATTGGTGATCGATCAGGGTGATCCGGGTGCTGTCCCACCCGTACCGCCGACGATGGAAAGCGATGCCGACCTGCGCCAGCGCGTCCCCGCCGCGTTCGAAGGTATGAGCGTCGCCGGCCCGACCGGGGCCTATGAATTTCATGCGCAGAGCGCTGACGGCAAAGTCGCCGACGCCTCGGCGATCAGCCCTGCGCCGGCAGAAGTCACCATCAGCGTGCTATCCCGCGACGGCGACGGCACGGCATCGCCGGAGCTGCTGGCCGCCGTCAGCGCCGCGCTGAATGACGAGGAAGTCCGCCCGGTTGCCGACCGTCTGACCGTGCAGTCTGCAAAAATTGTTAACTATCAGATTGATGCCACGCTCTACGTTTACCCCGGCCCGGCGATTGAGCCGATCATGGCCGATGCTGAGCTGCGTCTAAAAAACTACATCAACGAGCAGCGCCGGCTGGGCCGCGATATTCGGCTATCCGCCATCTATGCCGCACTGCATACCCAGGGTGTGCAGCGCGTTGAACTGGCCGCGCCGCTCGCTGACGTGGTGCTAGATCGAACCGAGGCCGCCAACTGCACCGATTACCACATCAGGATCGGCGGTTCAGATGAATAGCCTGTTGCCGCCTGGTTCATCGCAGCTTGAGCGGCGAGCAGTGGAGGCGTGCGCCGGTATCAGCGATCTAAGCGTCCCGTTGCGTGACCTGTGGAACCCCGCACGCTGCCCGGTAAAGTTTTTGCCCTATCTGGCATGGGCTTTTTCGGTAGACCGCTGGGACGAGAAATGGACGGCGGCAGAGAAGCGCAAGGCCGTGACGGATGCCTTTTACATTCATCGCCGCAAGGGAACGGTTGCCGCCATCCGGCGCGTCATTGAAGCGATGGGATATTCAATGTCGATCGCAGAGTGGTGGGAGGTCGCCGACCCGCGCGGCACGTTTCGCCTCACCATTGACGTGAACGACGTCGGGATCACTGACGAAATCGTCAGAGAGTTGGAGCGATTGATTGGCGACGCCAGGCCGGTTAGCCGCCATATCGCCCAGTTGAATATTGCGACCGCCGTCAGCGGTTTTATTTATTCCGCCGTCACGGTACATGACGGCGATATCGTCACTGTTTACCCGGCCGACTACGAGCCGGACGACAGCGTTAAATACAACGGCATTCCGCGCTTCGGCAGCGGATACCATTACTCCGGGGAAAAAAATGGCTGACTTACAAGAGGAAGCGAAGTGGGAAGATTCGATCTACCAAATCAAGCGCGGTGATGACGTCTCCGGCGGGCGAAATGGTGTGGCGAATATCCAGGCGCGGCAGTTAGCAAACCGCACCGCGTCGCTCAAAAACGACGTGGATAAGCTCAACACGTCCGTGATGAGCGATGCCAAGATTTACGACAGTGTCGACGAGGCGCAGGCGGCGATCAATGCCGGCACCGAAACCCGCCGGCTGTTCTCCGTTAACTCCCCCATCACCAATTATTGGGTTGAGCAATACGAGAATGTGAACGGCATCGCCACACCGACCGGCAAGAAAATTGTCACGGCGGCATTCGTTGAAGCGGTCGAGCTGCTGGCGTCAACAACCGACAGGCGCACGCGGGGCTTGCTGACCATGCCGCGCACAAGAAAGCCGGTCGATTTTGTCAGTCGCCAGGGGGCGAGCATGTTCTCGATAAATGAGAACAGTGAAAAAGAGATGCCCGGTAAAACCTTCTCCGACTACATGAACATCTTACGTGAGCTGATTATCGGGCCGTCGGCATTGCGCCGCGCTCGTCCTGGGTATCTGTTTAATCTGGTCACGGGCGGCAGGCGTCTGCTGGCCGTGCGTGATGATGGCGCCGGCACCCTTGAATATCGCGGCATACCGTTAGAAACGCATATCGGCCTGTTGCAGAACACCCTGGGCGGGTTCGGGGATTCGATATCCGACAACGGCCGCAATCCCGCCGACTCCGGCAAGCCCCGCGGCTGGACGTATAACGCGCGCTCCTGGCAGATGTGGGCATCGCTGTTTAGCAATGGCCGGATCAAATACGTCGGCCAGTGGGCGACCGGCGGTTATACCACGGCGGACATGATCCGCGATCATCTCAAACCCGCCATTGCAGCAAAACCGCGCTTTATTACGTTTCTCGGCGGTCGTAATGATGTGATCCAAAAAAACAGCGACGGCAGTTTTAAATTCTCGATCGCTGTAATCACCAGCAACGTCAAATACATCCTGACCGAATTCAGGAAAAACGGGATTATTCCCGTCGTATGCAGCATGGCGGCACAAAATAATAGCGACCCGACGCTTAAAAGCCGCGAGAACGCCATCAATGCGTTTTTGCGGGCTTATGCCAGTCAGCAGGGCTACCCGTTCGTAGATATGCGAGCCGCCACCGTTGACCCGGCAACTGACGGCTGGAAAGAAGGCTATAACGGCGTGCTGGGGAACGGACAGCCGGATCCCTCTCACCCGGTCGCGCTGGGCGCTTATCACATGGGTAAAGCGCTGGTGTCGGCGCTGGAACCCTACACCATGCCGATCTACCCACAGCTGGCGATTGCCAATCCCGCGACCCAGGACGGTCCAAACGCCATCATTAACCCCCTGTTTCTGGATAGCGCCGCCGGCGCGCCGGACGGCTGGGTGGTGATGACCGGCAGCATCGCTATTTCGACAGATCCCGCCGTTGTCGGCAATGTGCTTACCGTCATCGGAACAGGGACGACAATCGCACGCGTATCGCAGACGGTAACTGTATCTCCGGGCGAGGTGCGCACATTCAGCTTCAGGATGAAGACCGAGGTTACGGATAAAAATTCAACGGCCTGTTATCTCGAAGCCAATGACGCCAATAAAACAAACCTGGCCGGGATCAGGACGTGGAATCACTCAACGGACGGATTTATGACATTTAGCTATGACGTCATCGTCCCCGCAGATGTCACGGAAATAAACGTCATTATCGCGGCCAATGCAGCAACAATCAGCGTCGGACAGATGGGCTTATTAAAACGGGAGGCAGTATGATTATTATTTGTGATGGCGTTGTTAATGCCGGTGATTTGGAATTGGCAGAGCCTGAAATGCTGCTAAATGACGATGCCAGCGTAGCAACCTACAGCATGCAGGATAAATATGACTCCAGCGGCAACGCGCGCGATCTGGTAACAGAAAACGAGTTTACCAAGCGCGGTATGCTCACCATTGCTGACGCCGCGCATGGCGCTGACACGGGCATCATTGAGACGGACGAAATGACGTTCGCGCTGTGCATCAACATGAACAAGCCCGACGTCAGCGGCCGCCTGTTCTCAAATTTCTATCCCGGCGTCGCGCCCTTCTCAGGTATTCAGCTGCGCATCGAGCCAAACGGTGCACTGATTTTGCAAATTGCAACCGGTGATGTGACCAACGGCCAAACGGGAACCATGGCACTGACCTCGGTCGAAAACGGGGGCGCTGTTGGAGGATGGACGCGATTCACCGTGACGGTTTCAAACACGGAGGCTTCAATCACCCGCGCCGGCGGCGATCGTCGTTCAGCACCGATCACGAAACGCAATAAATCGACCCGGCCGATTATCCTTAACGGCTCACCCAGCCCAGAGCAAAACATGGGATTACCCGGCATCATGGGCGCATTCGCCGTTTATAACCGTGTACTGACTGCCGAGGAACAGGCCGAAAAGCGCGACATGCTGAAAACCATCATGAGCTTGCGCGGCGAGTTCGTTAACTAACGGTGGAAATATGGCTGATAAAAAGTTTCTCACGCTGATCACTGCCGCCGGCGCAGAGCGCCTGGCGAATGCAGCGGTGACGGGAACGCCGGTCGCCATCGCGGAAATGGCCGTCGGCGATGCCGGCGGTCAACTGTCCTCGCCGAACGCCGCCCATGCTGGCCTGATTAACGAGCAGTATCGGGGAATGCTGAATAAGCTGGTGATCGCTGACAGTGACGCCAGCGTCATCGAAGCTGAAATGATCATGCCACCGCAGATCGGCGGCTTCTGGCTGCGCGAGCTGGCGCTCTACGCCGACGACGGCGAATGCATCGCCGTCGGCAACATGCCGGAAACCTATAAGCCGCTGCTGGCTGAAGGCTCCGGCCGCTTCCAGATCATCAGAATGCAACTGAAAATCAGCAGCACGGCCGACGTAGAGCTGATTGCCGATCCGTCGGTGATTTTGGCCACCGCTGAGGACGTCAAGGGCGCGGAAGATGCGGCCAAGGACTACACGGACGAAGCGATCGGCGAGCTGAGCGAAAGCGTAAACAAGGCGATCGACGCCGCTGTAAAAGCTGCAATCCGCTACGCCTGGGAGCAGGACAACCCTGTAGGCTCTTCGCGTCTGTTCAACCAGCAAGTGAACCCTAACACCAAATGGCCGTGGTCAAAATGGGAGTATGCCGGCGAGCACCTGACGATCAGAACGGCAAAAGCCGACGGCTCAGACGTCGGCACCGAGGGCGGTAGCGACACGGTGAACATCACGCGAGCCAATCTGCCGCAGTCGGTGCTGAATGTGTCGGGAAGCACAAGCGAGCAAGGGGCGCAGACGCTGCAAACAACGCCGGCGGGTAAACACCGGCACCAGGGAGGAATGTCCGCGCCCGGCGAGGCGTGGGATGGCGATTATATTGTCGGCTCCGACAACGACAGCCACAGAACGCGCAACTACACCAGCGAGGCTGAAGACCATATCCACTCCGCCACCGTGCCGGCGCACACTCACACCGTTTGGGCGCAAACCGAAGCGCTCGGCCAGGGCCAGGCGATCAACGTTGTCGAGCGCCATAAGCTGCAAATGCTGTGGCACCGTGTAGCCTAAGCCCCATGCGGGGCTTTATTTTTACGGCAAATACCGTCATTGTAATCACCATCCATCCTGCCGCGCTGATTGGCGCGCCACCTTGTGCCAGCCACCACACAAAGCCCACCGCATGCATTAACCGCGCACCACCGCCACCATAGGGGAACACCGTTACAGGAGATCCGCCTAATGGCTCAAGACTATCACCACGGCGTGCGCGTGCAGGAAATCAACGAAGGCACCCGCACCATCACCACTGTCAGCACCGCCATCGTCGGCATGGTCTGTACCGGTGACGACGCCGACGCAAAAGCATTTCCGTTAAACACCCCTGTGTTAATTACCGACGTCCTGGCCGCCAGCGGCAAGGCCGGCGAAACCGGCACCCTCGCCCGCTCGCTGGATGCCATCGCCGATCAGGCCAAGCCCGTTACTGTCGTGGTGCGTGTCGCCCAGGGCGAAACCGAAGCCGAGACGACAACCAATATCGTCGGCGGCGTGACCCCCGAGGGCAAGAAAACCGGCATGAAAGCCTTGCTGGCCGCACAAAGCCAGCTTGGCGTTAAGCCCCGCATTCTGGGTGTACCGGGCCACGATAACGAGGCGGTTGCCTCCGAGTTGCTGGCCGTAGCGCAAAGCCTCCGCGCCTTCGCCTACCTCAGCGCCTATGGCTGCAAGACGGTATCCGAGGCGATCGACTACCGCAAAAACTTCAGCCAGCGCGAAGCGATGTTGATTTGGCCGGATTTCCTGAGCTGGGATACCACGACCAATGCATCCGCAACCGCGTTTGCAACAGCCCGCGCGCTCGGGCTGCGCGCCAAGTTGGATCAGCAGGTCGGCTGGCACAAAACCCTGTCCAACGTCGGCGTTAACGGCGTGACTGGTATCAGCGCCGACGTCTATTGGGATTTGCAGGATACGGCCACCGATGCCAACCTGCTGAACCAAAACGACGTTACCACGCTGATCCGAAAAGACGGATTTCGCTTCTGGGGGTCGCGCACCTGCTCCGATGATCCGCTGTTCCAGTTTGAAAACTACACCCGCACCGCGCAAGTGCTGGCCGACACGATGGCCGAGGCGCAGATGTGGGCAGTAGATCAGCCGCTGCACCCTTCCCTTGCAAAAGACATTATCGAGGGCATCAACGCCAAATTCCGCGAGCTGAAAAACGGCGGTTACATCGTTGACGGGAATTGCTGGATTGATGAAGCGGCCAACCATAAGGACGTCCTGGCATCCGGCAAGCTGGTGCTGGATTACGATTACACGCCAGTGCCGCCGCTCGAAAACCTGCTGCTGCGCCAGCGCATCACCGATCAGTATCTGATGAACTTCACTCAGAACGTGAACAGTTAAGGGGGACGCGATGGCCTTACCACGCAAACTGAAGTACCTGAATCTGTTCAATGACGCCAACAGCTACCAGGGCGTTATTGAAGAAATCACCCTGCCGAAGCTGACGCGAAAGCTGGAAGCATTCCGGGGCGGCGGCATGAACGGCAGCGCCAGCGTTGATCTGGGGCTGGATGATGGCGCACTTGACGCCGAGATCACTCTTGGCGGCATTGAGGCGCAGATTTACAAGCAATGGGGCATCGCCAAAGTTGACGGCATCCTCCTGCGCTTTGCCGGTTCATTCCAGCGTGACGACACCGCCGAGATCATTGCCGTCGAAGTGGTCATGCGCGGGCGTTTCTCCGAGTTTGATCATGGCAACTATAAGCAGGGCGACAACACGCAGACCAAGCTGAGCGCCAAAAACACCTATTTCAAGCTGACATGGGACGGCAGCGTCCTGATGGAAATCGACACCGTGAACATGGTCGAGATCGTTGATGGCGTTGACCGCCTGGCGGAGCACCGCCGCGCCATCGGCTTGTAATCGCCTGCTGACAGGTATTTCATGCGGCCCGCAGGGGCCGCCTAAACAGCACCAATCATTAGGATAACGTGATGAAAGAAAAACAGACGACAGACGGCGCAGAACTGGCGACCAACCAGACGATCACCCTTGACGTTCCGATCGTGCGCGGCACTACGCAGATCACCGAAGTGACCGTCAACAAGCCGAATTCCGGTGCGCTGCGCGGCACCCGTTTGCAGGCGCTGATCGAAACCGACGTTGATTCCTTGATCAAAGTATTGCCGCGCATCACCACGCCGAACCTGACGGCGGCCGAGGTTGCCAACCTCGATCCGGCTGACCTTTATCAGCTGTCGCAAGCTGTGGCGATTTTTTTCTTACCGAATTCGGTCAGGTCAGATTTCCTGAACAGCTGACAGTAGAAGATCTGACGGCGGATATTGCCGCCGTCTTCCATTGGCCGCCGACCGTCACCGACTCAATGCCGCTGGCCGAGCTGCTGGAGTGGCGGCATAAAGCCATAATCCGCAGTGGGGCAAGTGATGAGTGACAAAAACCTCCGATTGCAGGTTTTACTGAGCGCGGTCGATAAAGTCACCCGCCCGTTTAAATCCATGCAGGCCAGCAATAAAGCGCTGGCCGCTTCTGTTAAAGCCACCAAAGACCAATTAAAACAGCTGGATAACCAGGCTGGGAAAATTGACGGTTTCCGTAAGACAAAAGCCCAGGTAGCCGCCGCCGCGCAGGCGCTAAGCACTGCACGCGATAGAGCGCGCAGCCTGGCTATCGCCATGAAATCAACGGAAACCCCGACGGCGAAGCAGGCGCGCCAATTTCAGAAGGCCAGGGAGGAAGCGGCCCGCCTTCAGCAAAAATATTCCGATCTCCGGCTGTCACTGCAAAACCAGCGCACCGCACTGCAAAACAGCGGCATGGCGACTAACCGACTTGGTGAGGCCCAGCGATCGCTGCGCGCCAATATCAGCGGGACAACCGGCGCACTTGCAGCACAGCAGCGAAGACTTGAGCAGCAGGCCCAGCAGCAAAAACGGCTGAATGCTGCGCGCCATCAATTCGACGAGAGTAATCAGCGAAAAGTTATGGCTGCCGGGGTAGGTTACACCTCGATGGCCACCGGGCGCGCGATGGGCCGCGGGCTGGCCAATGCCTTGCACGTCGGTTATGACTTTGACGCGATGATGAGCAAAACACAGGCTGTTACGCGTATCCCGTCCAAGTCAGATCCAGCAATGATGGCCATGCGTCATCAGGCGAGAACCCTGCCGCTATCGTCAAAATTTACCGATCTCCAGGTTGCCGAGGGTCAATACTTCCTCGGGAGGACGGGTTATTCTCCGGAGCAGGTATTGAAAGCCATGCCGGGGATGCTGAATCTGGCATCGGCCGGCGACATTGACCTGGGCACGACAGCCGATATTGCGTCAAACATTCAAACCGCGATGGGGATCCCGGCGGAAAAAATGGACAGAGTGGCGGACGTGCTTACCGCACTGTTCACTCGTAACAACGTTGATATCCCAATGCTGGGCGAGTCATTGAAATATTCCGCCGGCGTCGGCCGCGAATATGGGCAAAGCCTGGAAACCGTTTCAGCCGCCACGGCGATCATGGGGAATGCGGGCATTCAAGGTAGCCAGGCCGGTACGGCAATGCGCGCTATTCTAAGCAGAATTGGCAATAGCCCAACCGTCAGAAAATTAGGCGTCGAAACCAAAGACAAAGACGGCAATATGCGCGACCTGGTCGATATTTTGAAAGATATCGACAAGAAGACGTCAAAAATGGGGAACGTCGATCGCGGTAAGATTTTCAAAGATATTGCCGGCATGTATGCGGTCACTGGATTCGGTGAGTTGATGCGTGCGGTATCAGATGGCAAGCTGCAAAAAATGCGCGGCGCGCCGGGTGAGTATGATGGCGAGGCCGCGCGCGTCTCCGGCACCATGCTGGATAACATGAAAGGCGACATGACGATGCTGCATGCCGCCCTGGAAAATATCAGCGTTGAACTGTTTGAAAAAAACGACGCCTGGCTACGAAAAACGGCCAAAGGCATCAGCAACGTTTTGCACGGCGTTGCTGAGTTTTTAAAAGCGCACCCCAACATAAGCGCCGCCATTGTTAAGATAGGGGCGGCAGCCGCTATTGCAACGACCGTTTTCGGTACGCTGGCGATCGCCGTAGTCGGGCTGCTCGGCCCGTTTGCCCTGCTCCGGTTCAGCACCCGCATGTTAGGTATTCGCCTGCTGCCTAACCTCTCACTCAGCATGCTGAAATTCGCCAGTACGACGCCTATCACTAAAAAGCAAGTCGGAAGCTTCAGCCGCTCATTACTTGAGGCAGGGAAAAGCGCGCTGACATTCTCTAAGCAAGGCTTAGGGAACGCTAGCCGCGCAGTAATGACATTCGCATCATCACCACTACAGACAGCAGCCAAAGGGATGAAAGGAGTTGGGCGCGTATTTACCTGGCTGGCAACCTCACCACTGAGATTCCTCCGCTTCGCCCTCGGCGGATTGGCGAGTATGTTCGGCATTCTACTCAGCCCGCTGGGACTGATTGCGGCCGCGATCGTCGGCGCTGGCGTGCTGATTTACAAATACTGGAAGCCTATTAAGGCGTTTCTCGGCGGTGTTGTCGAAGGATTCAAAAGCGCCGCCGCACCGATCAAAGACGCTTTTGCACCATTGATGCCGGTATTCAACTGGATCGGCGACAAGGTTAAAGCGTTGTGGGGCTGGTTCACAGATTTGCTGACGCCGGTGAAATCGACAAAAGACAATTTGGAAAGTGCGGCGTCGGCCGGGAAGACCTTCGGCGAATTTCTGGCGGCAGGCATTGAGCTGGCGCTAACCCCACTGAAACTGCTGACGGACTCAATCAAGTGGGTACTGGATAAGCTGGACGAAATCAAGGTACGGTCGGCAGAAACGCGCAAACTGGCGCAGGAAAACCCTGCCGTTGCCGATGCGGCCCGCCGCGCCGGTGTCATGATGACGCCAGGGCCGACAGGAAATTCAGCTGATGCAATACGCTATCGCTACACAGGAGAGCATGATAAAGGCGGCCGTATCCCGCTGGGTAAATTCGGCATTGTCGGCGAGTACGGCCCGGAGATCGTCAGCGGGCCGGCAAACGTCACCAGCCGCCGAAACACCGCAGCAATGGCCGCCGTTGCCGCCCTGTTCATGAATAGTGCAACAGCAGCGGACGCCCCGCTACACCCACACAGCCTGGCCGGGAACCAATATCGCTCAGCCGGCAGCGCATCATATCAGCGTACCAATGCGCCGATTGTCGAGATCCACGCGCCGATAACCATCAATCCGCAGCCAGGACAGAGCGCGTTGGATATCGCGCGGGAAGTCGCCAGGCAGTTGGATGCGAGAGAACGGCAGGCGCGCGCCAAGGTGAACAGCAGTTACAACGATTTCGAGTGAGGATGATCATTATGATGATGGCATTAGGCATGTTCGTGTTCATGCTGCAAACCGTTCCATACCAGGAATTTCAGCACCAAATGTCATGGCGACACCCGACAAACAGCCGCGTCGGGCTTCGACCGCAAAGCCAGTTTTTGGGGCCTGACGATGAAACGATCACATTGAGCGGCGTCCTATTGCCGGAACTGACCGGCGGCCGAGTATCGCTAATGGCGATCCAGCTGATGGCGGAAACAGGCAAGGCGTGGTCGCTTATCGAAGGCAGTGGCGCGATTCATGGCATGTTCGTGATCGAGAGCCTGACCCGAAGCAAAACCGTTTTCTTTCAGGACGGATCCGCCAGGCGCATTGAGTTTACCATCACGTTGAAGCGCACGGATGAAGGGTTAAAAGACATGTTCGGCGATTTATCCCAGCAATTTGAAGACCTCGCCACTCAGGTATCTGACACTGTCGGGGGGCTTTTATCATGAGCCTGCTCGACACCCTGGACAAGATCGGCGGCAGCAATACGCCGGCCTTTACGTTGAAAATCGACGGCGTCGATATTACCGGGAAGGTGAGCGAAAAACTGCTTGGCTTGACCCTGAGCGATAATCGGGGCTTTGAGGCTGACCAGCTAGAGATCGAGCTTGACGACAGCGACGGCAGCCTGATGCTACCCCGTCGCGGCGTCAGCATCGCCGTGGCTATCGGCTGGAAAGATACCGGCACGATCGACAAAGGGCTGTTTGTGGTGGATGAAATAGGGCATTCCGGCGCGCCGGATAAGTTGACGATCACGGCACGCAGCGCTGATTTTCGACAAACGCTAAACGTGCAGCGCGACAACTCATATCACAAGAAAACCCTGGGCGATATCGTGAAAACCGTCGCCACTCGCAACAAGCTAACGCCGGTCATCAATAAAAATATGGCTGATATCGCCATTCCTCACATCGACCAGACCAACGAGTCGGACGGGAGTTTCATCACCCGCATAGCGAAAGAAAATGGCGCAGTGGCCGCTGTTAAGAACGGTAATCTGCTGTTCTTCAAACAAGGCCAAAATCAGACCGTCAACGGCAAACAGATCCCAGAAATGCTAATCAATCGCCAGTCGGGCGACAGTCATCAATTCACGTTGACCGATCGCGGGGCATATACGGGCGTGGTAGCGAACTGGTTAAACACCCGCGCCGCGAAAAGCGAGCCGGTCAAGGTCAAGCGCCGCCGCAAGAAAAAGCCAATGGTTGCGGAAGAAAAACAGGGGGAATATTTAGTCGGCAGCGATGAAAACGTCCTGGTGTTACGCCATACCTACGCGACAAAATACAATGCCCAGCGCGCGGCAAAGGCCAATTGGGAACGGATACAGCGCGGCGTCGCCACTTTCTCGATCCAGCTGGCGCGCGGCCGTGCAGAGCTTTATCCGGAAGCGCCCGTCACAGTCAAAGGCTTTAAGCGTGAGATCGACGAAGCAAAGTGGACGCTGGTCACAGTAACGCACAGTTTGAACGGCAGCGGGTTTACGACGTCGCTGGATCTTGAGGTAAAAATCGACGAGCTGGAAATGGTATAA